AGATTTAACGTGACTACACCACGCTGGAACCAACCAAGCCAATCCAGTCCAGATAGCCAACCGACAACGCCATGTTAATTGCGGTCGAAATGCCTTGAGTGCGGAAATCGGTTTCGGTATGAATGGTAGGTTTCTCTCTCCAGAAGAAAATCAACCGCTGGTCGCCTTTCTCTGCAATCAAGAACCAGTCGTTGGCGTCGGTCAGATACGGATTAACGATAACCTGCGCAACGCCTTTCAGCGGGTTGGTATAATCGGTGGCGAAACCGCTGGTAACTGGAACCACCGTAGAGTTCACCAGCGTCAGTGCGGTAAACTCAAGTTCGGGTGGCACAACCAGATACTTAGGTTCAATGACTACAGGCTGACCCCTGTGGTTTACGGTTCGGCGAAACTTAGTGATAGCATCCTGCAACGAAGTGTTGGACAGTGCCGAAGTCAGTTTGTTGGTATAGGTTCCACCGCCCAACAGCGGGTGGTTACCAAACAACGGCACACCGTCAAACCCGTTCACCGTAAAGCCGTCAGCCAACACTGCGGTAGCCAACGCTTCTACGGTGTGCAGGGCAGACTGACCAGCACTGCGGGACAGTTCGGCAGAGATGTCACGATACTGGTTACCGCGAAGCAATCGCTTAGAGATAGTCCACATGTAACCGTAATCTTTATGAAGAAAGAACACCCTACTGCCCTGAATAGGCGCAACCACAGGAAGTTCGCCACCGTCGCTATTCCACTCCATTAAGTTAGGCAAACCAGCGATGTGCAGGTATTCTTCGTATTCCTGTTTGCTGTCTTTAACGGTAAACACCTTCTCGTAAAACGAAGGCTTTCCAAAGTTCTGGAAAAATACTTCCGAGATACCTACTCGTAACAACTGAAGGTCTTGAGACGTAATCACCTATATCACCCCCTTCAGGCTTAACCGCCTGCAAAGATGTCATCATCTAACTGCACAAGCACAAACTTATTATCAATAACGTCAACAACAACGCCATGCACAGGGTCGCTTCCACTCTTAGCGTTGCAACCCAGCACACCAGCAACACCAGTGCTATCAGCACCAATCCGCAGGGTAATCGGCTTACCGATGTCCGCAGTGGTAGGCGTAGCGGGGTTGCCTGTCGCAGACATCCAGCGCAACTGAATGGCGTAAGACGGAGACAACCGCTTCACCTGCAGTTTGGGATACAGTTCGGGGTCGGCAGAAACCACTGCGCTGGAACCAACCGCCATGCCGAAGATAGCGGTAAAGGTAGGAACCGCACCGTTTGCACCAGAGACACGGACAGCCTGACCAGAAGAGTTAAGCTCTACAAGGTCACCGTGATAAATGGTCTGACCCGAAGCCACAGGAACGGCAACGGTGTGTTCATACGGTCGCCACTCGTTACCACGCTCTGCCCTTTTTTCATCAGGAGACGCTGTGAGACCCATTATGTTTCACCCCCTTCTTGTTAAGTTTGTTGTTATTTAGCCAACGGATTATTGGAGAAGAAGAAGTAACTCTTCCCCCCACCGCTGTCGGTAACTGTATTCTCCACGCCGTCGCGGTTTGAACCTACACTCAGCATCTTCTCTTCGGTTGCAGACAGACGGCGGTGGAAGTTCTCATATCGCTGACGCCGAAGCGCATCCGCCTTCTCTTTCGGAATGCGCATGAGTATCAAATCGCCTACCACCCTGCCACCGTCTTTCCTGTCGGCAAACGGCGTATATTCGCTTGAGTTCTCAGGCACTACCTCAAATCCGTAGCGTTGCATTCGCTCAACAGATTGCGGATGCGTTCGTTGTGTTGACGCCCAGAAATAGTTATAACGGTCATCACCTTTCACATCCGTCAGGTAGGCACTGTCAAGCGGTTCGTTTGCCACATCAACGGTCGGTGTGGATTTGGTCTCTTCGTTCTGGTTTGCGGTCGCTTCGGCGTTAGAAGTGTTCGCTGTCTTAGGCAACATCTCCACCCCCTACTTAGTTTGGCTTCGCTGTATTTCTTCCAGTAAACGCATCTTAAATCGCTTCGGGTCTATACCCATAGCGTTGGCATACGCTAAGATGTCTTCGTTAGAATACGGCAATGTTACGTTTGTCGGACTTGAAGCGGTGTCGGATGTAAACAAACCAGCCAACGCCTCTTTCTTCTCTACTTCACTGCGTTTGCCTTTCAGAAACCACATGATGAAATCAACGGTCTCCTGCGTTTGAAATTGCACAGGAAGTTTTTCCACCAGTTTCAGTGCTTCATCTGCTACCGTAGCCAAAGACGGATGCTGTTTTACCATACGGTCGACCAGAAAGTAAGCAGGCGAAATAGGTGGAGTTTGTGGCACTGCCTGCTGTATCTTCTTCTCAATCGCTTTGGTGACCTTGTGCGTAATGAAGTTAACCAGTTCTTCTACGGTAGGCTGGTCACTCAGTGTCGGTTCCTGTTCAACACCAGCATCTGCGTTCTGCGGTGTTTGTGGTCTGGTAGATTGACCAGATTGAACATCTGGTTCAAACTTCAGTAACGCTTCAATCTCTTCCTGATAGCGTTGCCTTTCCTGTGCGGTCATGTTTTTCAATTGTTCGGCATACACTTTAATCAGGTCATCTTGAGTAAGCGGTTCGGCTGGTTCGGTATCGGTATTGGGCTGGTTGGTGTTGGTGTCCGTAATATTAGACGCAGGTTCCAGCGTTTCGGTTCCACCAGCCAAACCCAAAGCCTGTCTTATTTTGTCAAACATTTACATACCCCCTCTGCTTTGTTGGTTTGCTATCTCCTGTAACGCCTGTAACATCTGTGGCGACAGTCCGCTGTTCGGATTTGCTTCGCCACCACCAGACAGCGCACCCATTAGGGTCTGCATTAGTTCTGGTGGCATACCAGCCATACCCATAGCAGGCATCGGGGCAGGCGGTTGCGGTTCTGGTTTCTCACCCAGAATGGTCTTGTAGTCTACATCGTAAGCGGTCAGCAACTGCCTCAGCACTTCATACCACGCAGACGGATTGTTCACCACAGACGGTTCCTGAGACAACAGGTTTCGTATCAGGAACCAGCGTTGGCGTTCAAGTTCTTTGTTGGTCAGAATGCTGTTTGCTTCTATGCCGAAACGATACAGAATGTCTTCATCTGAAATCATGTCAAACGGATTTGCCGATTTGGTTATGTTATAAATCTCTGCATCGTCTCCGTAATGTTTCAGCAACAGCAACTCAAACTGTGCCTGTTCTTTCACCCATTCTACAACATAGTGAATGTATCGCCTAAACCTTACGCTTCCTTCTGCTAACGTTGCTTCTATCTCGTAGGCTGTCTTTTCGCCACGCAACGGGTTACCGCTTAGCAGTTCGCTGATACCAGTAAACAGTTTGATGTAATCAAACAACTGCATTTCATCTTGTAGCGGTGTTATTCGTTCCGAAATCTGTATCGGCGTTATGTCTTCTGGTGTGTCTACTGGTATCTTCTTTCCAGCAAACCACACTTCTTTGTCTTTCAGCGCAGGACTGCTGGTCAACACTTTGAACACAGGCAGGTTAACAAGCGTGTTGTTGTCTATTCGCTGATTGTGCAATACGGACAGTTCATCTTCAAGCGGTTGGAGAATGGTAGCCAATCCCCTGCCATACGCTTTGGGAATAAATCGCAACATGAAGAACGGCAACCTGTCCGTAGGATAATCATACGATACGTCACTCAATACGATGTTATCGTTAGGCGCATACGTTGCTATTCTCCAGTTATCTTCCGTATCCCTGTAGAATATATCTACAAGTGGAACCGTGTCATCTATAGTCTTAGACGCAACAATTGGCGATAAAGTTTCATCATCTTCACTCGTGAAGAAAGGCAAATCAATAGCGGGGGTCAGGGTTTCTATTACGTCTCCGTCAACTAGACCTTTATCTGCTAACGCCTTGAGTTCCGCTTTGCGACGGTAGTATAAATGGCACACAACGTTCTGTTCTTCGCTGAATGGATTGCCTAAGAAGAAGTTCTCAAGCGGAACCCATTCTGTTTTGGGATAGCGATACATTCTGGTTCTGCCCCATTTCCGCTTTTCTTTTCGCCAATCAATACGAACAACACCACAACCCAGCAGAATAGCGTCAAACAAAGCCAACGAAACGGCATTTGCTTTTTTGCCTACACGCTGATAGTGTTTCAAAACCTTCTCCAGATTGTTTGCTATCTGCGTATCATTCAGGTCAAGTGGTTTAATCTGTATCAGCGGGGTATTGACGCCAAACTGAGACAGAAACAATCTGTCGTGAATAACTTCGGTTGCCCACTGCGTAACTGGTATCTGCAGGTTGCTACCGCCTTCCCATGCAGGTTCGCGTTCATACGTTTCGGCAAACCCCTGCTTTCTCCAGTTATAGATGTTGCGCTGTCTTTCGGCATGTTGTATCTTTATGCTGTGCCATAACAACTGAAAGTCTTTGTGGTTCTCGTGGTCTGCCATGTTATCACTCTCCTGTGCTGATACTCGTAAATCCTGCGTTATGCAGGTATTCTTCAAAGCGTTTCGTAATCGGTGGACACTGCGTTTTGTTCAATTGCCTGTGCAGGAAAACGTTTTCTCTGTCTATTCCCAATTTAATACACAGCGTTTTGAGTGTATCAACTACAACCCAGTGCAACAGCGGGGGGTTGGTCTGGAGATAATCGGCATCGCACATCATAACTACACCAATGCTGTGCAGGTTGTGTCCGTTGGCATGTGCCCCTGCTAATCGCAACGGTCTGCAGGCTATAACCAGACCAGAAGGATGTATCGCTATGTGATAACCTATGCCCTTCCAGCGGTTGTGTTCTCTGTGATAATTGTCTATTGCTTCTAACTGATTGATTGCTTTACCCATTGGTGGATGCGGAATGGCAGTGTAGTGTAACACTATTTTGTTGACTTCTCGTTTCAACGGCAATTGTTTTTCTAACAGCGCATCTGCACTCTTATACGCCACGAAATCCCAAACACCCAATCACTTCACCCCCCTAATACAATCTCCTGCCGTATGCTACTCGTATCTTGTGCGCCATGATTTTCTCTCTCAGTTTGGCTTCAGCACTCGGAAACAGCGGTTCTTCATCTTCTACAAACTCGTCCTGATAGTTACTCTCCAGAGAACCTACGTAAAACATTACGTATCTAAACGCATCGCACATGTCTTTGGCAGGGTCTTCTTCTTTGATTTTACCGCTGTAGAAATATAACGTCTGCAGGTCGTTGATTAGTTCCTTACAGCGGGGGTGTATGAGTATTCGGTTTTGCTTGAACAGGTCGTTGACGGTTGCAATGGTCAACATCGTGTTCTTAGCCGACGGTATCAAACGAAACGGAAACGGTCTCAGCAGGTCTATCTCTTTTCTACCGTCAGGTAATATCCTGTTCATTGCGCTGTCATACACAACCCTGACCCTGCGTGGATTTACGCCATTCTCTGAAAAGTAATTCTCAATGATGTCACCAACCGCTTCAAGACGCAGGTTCTTAGATTTGTATTCATCTAACACCAGAAACATGTCTTCGTATTTGGCTACGAAAACGATTGCCGTAGGGTGATAGAAACCCCAATCTAATCCAGCGTAGAAGTAACATCCAACTGGTGGAAACGAAAACTCTGCAACATGCAGTTTGGGTTCAAACGCATTGAACACACGCTTTGTCAGGTTCATTATCTTTCCATGCAGACGTATGTCTTTCTCTTCTTCGGAAGCGGTGGCTTCAATGCGCTGAATGTCTTCTTTGCTTAGAAACTTGTTCTCGTAAGTGGAGATGAAATCAACGTAATAGTTCGGGTTGCCCTCTTCCCAACGCCTGACTATCTCTTCGTATATCCACGTTATGCCGTTTATCGGTGTTGCGCTTACAAACACTTTTCCAGATTTGTCTATGGTTCGGTATAACAAACTGCGAAACTGTTTTTGCGGACACTCTTCATCTATCCATACGCCATTTAGCGATACGCTTTCAAGTGCTTTATCGCTTGTGCGGTGTGTAGTGAAATCCACCAGACTGCCGTTGGCAAAGCGTATGGTGTGTGTTCTGTGGTTTACCGCAGTGTCCCATGAACCGCCACGCAAAGCATCCAGCGGAACGTAACGCTTCAGTTTCTCTTCTATGATAACGTCTATCTGGTGATAGTCTGGAACGTGGATGCGCCACCGCACAGGCGGTTTGGGCACTTCGTAAAATGGATGTTCGCCCAATAGATGCCAAACAACCTCAATGGCAATCGTTTCGGTTTTACCGCTTCGGTTGCCACCCAAAAACACCTTGTATGGATGCGGTTGTTGAACAAACTTCCAGTGCTTATCTGAAGGAAAATCCACCACCAGATGACTGTTTTTCCGCAACAGATAGTATTTGGTTAGAATGTCCTTCAGTTCCGCAGTGTTAATCAATAAACATCACCGCCCACGCTTGTTTCCTTTGCCTTCTCGTTTCATTCGGTAAGCAATAGCGTTGGCAATCTCAAGAGCGTGTTGTTTGTTCTTAGGTCGTATGTTGCCGATTTTGCCGTCTCTCTCATACGATGCCATTAGTTCCTGCATCATAGCCCTGTGTGACATGTTCTTTCGTAAAGGCATACTCTCCACCCCCAATCTAACTGCCCACCTCTATATGTTGAAAACGAAGCAAACCAGAACGTTGCGCCATTTCCAGCAGTTCCCTGTTCTTCTCTGTCTCCTGCATTATCTCTTCTACGAATTGGCGTATCTTCTCTTCTTCGGTCTGCTTCTCTCTTTCTATTCGGTCAAGCAGTTCCCAAACTTCTTTTGCCAATCTAAGCAGGGTGGCTATGTCCTGCAAACGCCTGACCCTGCCGTCATCTATTCGCTGTGCTTCCCTGATTAGTTTGCGCAGGGTGCGAAGCAAACCATTAGGAGACAGGTATTGCTTCGCTACCTCGTATTCTTCCCTGCGCTTTTCTTCTATGGCTTCGCTGTTCTCCTGCTTGAATTGTATCAGGTCTTTGTTAGACAGATACCTGCCAAACGTTGCGTTGAACAGTTCACGCACTTCAGAAACGGTCTGGTCATCTGCGAACCATTCAATAAGTTTCTCTCTTTCTACAGAAGAAAACGTATTGTTCATTCTTGTTTTTCACCCCCAAAGTGCTGTGGAATAGAAATCCCTAAACTCAGGCAAAGGTAGCGGGTGTAGTCTTCTTCGCTGTTGATTACGAACCGCTTCTTTGTCAGTGCGTAAACACGTTTGCCTTCTGGTGTTTGATAGAGATTGAATACCAGACCCCTTCGCAATAGCCGTTCAATGGCAGTGTATTCTTTGCGTATCGGAACGTATTCTCCCCTGACGTAATACCAGTATAGCGAACGCCACAGGTCTGGTTTGTTTACTTCTTCATCTGTAATCGGCAACAGGTGTATGTCTTTGCCTATGATACAAACCAGAAACCAACCGCTAATGAACGGCAACCGAATTGGAAAATACTCGTGTGGTTTGCCGTATTTGCGCAGAATAGCAGAGTGAACGGAAATCACTTCCTGTAAACTTAGACGTTCGATGTTCCATAAATGTTTCGCTATTCTTTCGGCAAACCACTTCGGGTCTATGTTCCGCATATTAGGATGTGTCTGATACCACTCGTTTGCTATGTCATCATACACATCCTTCAACTTCACATCCAGCAGTTCGTCTCCTATGAACGGGTCTATGTCAGACGGTCTGAGTGCGTTCTTCACTCCAACCGTCAGCGCATTGAGTGCCACCTTCTCCAGAATTGGTGGCAACTTCATGCGTTCAACTAACTGCCACCCTGCTTTCTTAGCGGTCTCTTCAAGCGGTGGTTGGGCACTGACCGCTTCTTCAACTGCAACCACGTCTTCGGCAGTCACTTTGGTCTGTTCTGGTAGTTTCATAGTTTCCATGTTAGCCTCCAAGTTTGAGATTAACGAAGCCGTGTTTCCTTCCAGTTCGGCGTCTGTGTCTGTGGTATATCCACATCCGTTACGAAAGCCTTCGTGTCCTTCCTCAGATAGACCTTCAACTCTATGTAGTTCTGTCCCTTCTGCACAGGCTTCTGGACTATGGTCACAGGAGTTATCACCAGCAAATGTGCTTTGGTCTCCGACACATCCACCGATATAATCAGCGTCGCATCCGTTATCGCTTTCGGTGTCGGTTGCGATTGCTGTTGCGTCTGCTGTCGCTTCGGTGTCCGCTTTGCCGTCACCGAATGCATCATACCCAGTGACAGAAGCCCCAACACCAACAACAGCGTCAGCAGTAACCAGTGTCTGTTCTTCGGTTCTGAATAGTGTTTCATTTTGTTCGTTGACCTCCTCGTTAGCATCTGTAGCCGTCAAGTAGGCTTCCAGTGCTTTGTTGTATTCGTTGGTATACAGGTTACCGCTACGATAAATCAGAATGCCTTTGCGTAACAACCTGCGAATGTCTGCCCTGAATACGCCACCCTGATACGCTAAGGCATCATCAAGCGTAGCAATTTCTCCCCTGTGTATTTTCTGCACCAGTTTGGCTAACTCAATAGAAACGCTACTGCCTATGCCAACATATATGCCTCGTTCGTAACGCAACGGCACTGTTTGCATGGCAAAAGCAGGACACACGTTTCTGCCTGTGGCTTTCATGGTAACGCCTTCATCTGTGGCTTCCAACAAAATAACCACATCGCTGGAACCAGCAAACGCCTGCGAACCCAAAGGCGAAACGCCACGTTCACCGCCTTTATTGGTGTGATGAACCAGCACAACCACAGGCGGATTTTCAAAATCACGTATCGCCCAGCGAATTGCTTCTATTGTTCGCTGGACTTTCGTATAGTCGTTGATGTCAAAATCGTTCATTACGCGACCAACTGTGTCTACGAAAATAAACACAGGCGGTTCGTTAGTGGTAGCCAACATCTGCCTGATACCTGCTATGAACGCAGACAGCGGGTCTCGTAGTTTGTTTGTATCGGCATACGAAACCAGTATATCTTCTACGTTGCATTCAATGCCTGTGTTTCGTATGACTTCAAACACATCCGACGGATGTTCTTCCAGCACATACCACCACACTTTACCTGTTCTGGTTACTGGTAGCGGTGGTGTTGATTGGGTGGTGGCACTGATTGCTAACGAACGCAGAAACGTTGATTTGCCACCTTTAGGCGCACCACACAGCAACACGATGTCTCCTTCACGGCACAAGCCTTTGATTACTTCTCTTCGCTGTGTTTTCTTAAAAGCCGATAACGGCTTGAAAACCGTAAACGGGTTGACATCGGGTTCTGCTTCGGTGTCCCAACTACTATCCTTCCCGCGAAAAAAGTTCCCGACCTCTGGATTGAAGTCTTCCCTGTGTTCGTTGGAAAACACGCTTTTGATTACTTCATCAACTTCGCTTGAAGGAAGCGGGTCGGCGAACAGGTTGCTTATCCTGTGCAATGCTTCTTCTACCACTTCATCTGGATTGTCTGTGTTGTTTTCGGCATAGAGTTTTATCTTCCTGCCGATTGAATACAAAACGTTGTTTCTGCCGTCTCCGTCTTTCAGGTGATAGAGTGCAATGTCTTTCTCAAACAGGTTCCTGACCTCAGAAGACGGCTGAATGTAAAACTCTACAGGCATGTCCAGAATGTTTTCAATCCTGTTCCATATTCGGTTTTCATCTGCGTATGGCGCAATGATGTAGTGGTTGTGGTTCTGGTAGTCTACGTTCTTGAACACCAAACACTGCTTCCTACCAGACAAAGCGGGGTGACCGCCTCTGTAATACAAATGCACACCACGCTTTGTTTGAACAGCAAACGTGTTGCCGTAGACTTCCAGTGCTTTCTTCTTCGCTTCCTGTTCATCAATGTCAATGACGGTGTAGTTAGGCTTGATTGCTATAGCCAACCAACCGCCTCTGCGCAGATGCTTTTCCGCGTA